CAATAATGATTTAATTTCATTCAAGTCATCCTTCATATTAGCAACATCTTCCTCAAGTGTTTGTAACTTTTGTTTCTCTTCCATTTTTACGTCACGATTGCGAACATACTGCTCATATGCTGCTCTGTTAGTATTGATGATAGAGTTTGTTTTGGGATCGCGGACTAGGTGTTCGCGACCCTTTACTTTAATATAGTCCATTATGCTAAGGTAATCACTTTGAGATCTTTTATTCTTGGTGGATATGTTTGGTCAGTAGATGTCAGAACAATCTTAATTCTATATGACTTGAAGTTTGGAAGATCATTCGCAGTAAATGTAAATTCTCTAAAGTCAATGTCAAGAGTGTCAAAAGATCCAGAATTCACTGCAGGTACAAATGTATCAGGTTTTCCATTGCTATCCGAGAATGAAATAATTTCTCCCCTATCATTTAAATTATCAAATCCTGGGAATGGTATAAAGATTGGTTTGAAGTTTGCATTTTCACTGATAGCATAGAAAGCTCTAATATCGTTATACTCATTAATATGTGCGTCAAGTAAGATTTTAATCGAAGAAGCGGATTCTTGCAGATCAATTTCTTTAGTAATATACTGACATGCAGATGGATCATCATCGAGAGTGTTGACTCTTCTGTCAATAGAATAATCTTGAATAAGGTTATCAACTCTGTTACTAACTAAAACAGCACTCATTCTTTGAGTATCAACTATAGGAGACAGTCTTGTATCTACTGTATTGAGATTCAACTTAAGATTAAGTGACCTATCTCCAGGAAGATCTTGAATTTGAGCGTTTGTAGTTTCATTAATTCTAGAAGCAATAATCCTTGGTGAATCCAAGTAGTTGGTTCTATTCAAATTAATTGGTTCAAATCCTTGATTTACGAATGGAATTTGAATTCCCTCACCAGAACCATCTCCAAGACTTGATCCAGAAACAGTTCTCAGTTCACCAGTCAAACTCGTTCCAGGAACAGTGATGTTCTGAACATTAGGATAGATAATTTCAAATGGCATATTCTGAGTTGCTCTTGCCTGAACACCACCAGCAGACTTGGCCTGGTTCAGATAGAGTCTTGGGAAACTTACTCCATCAGTTCTGGCAATACCAGAAGTTGACATATCCAATTTAACATTATATGAATCATATGTAAGTGGGTAAGAAACAGTAACATCAGACAGATTGTGAGTCTTGTTGATTCTTCTCAGGGAAACGCCACCCATTTCATATTTGTAAACAGGAGTTCCAACGATGTAGTTCTTTGGAATTGTTCCATCAACCCCTCTAGTAATTCCAGAGATTGTTCCTCCAGAAGCTCCAGTGTAGGAAATAATTTCATCATCAATCAGAATGTATCCAGGATATGTGGTTCCAACTGAAACGTTTTCAAATGTTTCAAGATTATTTGTAGTTTCAACCGTAATATTTGCAGCTGAATCTGAGTTATATGGAAGTGTGAGTTTGGTTGGTATTACATCACTCTGTGCTTCAGAAATAGTCACCTTATTGGTTTCATGATACATTCCATGATTCTTGTGATCAACTTCAATGTGGAGACCATCATTCACAACATCAATGCTATTAATCTGAACGCCACCAAGAGTTGAAGCATTTAACGTGGTTAGAACACCAACACTATTTGTGTATTGAACTGTCTTACCAGCTCCAGCAACAACAAAGTTGCCTTGAACATTATCAAGAATCAGTTCATTTGTACTTGCAATAGAAACGACCGAGAGTCTTGCATTTCTACCAACAGAGTTATTGCCGATGGTAGCAATACCCAATACATCGCCAACTTGATAACCAGTTCCAGAATTGACAACGGTTGCAGCGACTGCAACACCATTCTCAATCATGACATTTGCAGTGATGTCTCTACCAGTTCCCGTGATATTTGTAAGACCGATTCCAGTGAAAGTAAAGGTTCCCAGAGACGGTGTATATCCAATACCAGAGTTAATAATTCCAAGTGAACCGGTTGCAATTCCAGCACTTCCAACAAAGTTGCCAGTTGCATTAGTTCCTTGCTGGGAAATCGTATTGCCAATAGTTAGTTGAGTTGCAATACCAATTCTATCAGTTACGTTAGATGAGAGACCAACACGGATTCTTCTGGAATTTAGATTCAGAGAATCTGGCATAAGTCTTGGAATCTGTGCATTTCCTTCGGACAAGACTGGATTGTAAGCCTGAACCTCTCCAGAAGTAGCAAACTCTGCTCTGTAAAGAACAAACTTAAGATCTTCCCACTGACTTGGTTCCCATGTAGAAGCGTTTTGTGACTTAAACAGAGATCCAAGATATGGTTGGTTAGAGATAAATTCATCAGTTATGATATCAGACTCACCAACTCTAGAGATGAATACTCTATATTTGGTTGACCAAGATGCAAGGGTTATTGCATATTCAGTTCCACCCTCAACATAGACCGGCGCTTCAAATGTAATTCGAGTTGGAACAGTTCCATCCTGAGATACATTGATTTGACCTGGTTCAACCACAACTTCAGAGAATGGGAGGATCTTTTGAGTTGGAGTTCCATTCTGCATTGTGCGTAACTGGAATGTCATTGGAATATCCATGTCGTCTTTCGACTGGAAGAATATATCACAACTTGTTAAGAAAACTCCAGTTTCGTCCTCAACTTGGAATGATTGAGCAAGTGGGTCATACCAACCAACTTTAACTTGCTCACTCTGTGTGCGAATTACCGTGCTACCTACGAACTCCATACCAAGACTTCTGCTTGCTGCTTTAGCTTCAGATTCATGCTGTTGAGAAATTCTAGCGTTTCTAACAGAAATAATTTGTTCTTGGACAGTCTCTAAAGTTCCACTTGCACTGTAACTTTCTTCTCCAATAGTATCTGCTGTATCCTGATTATTTGTTGGATTATTAATCAAGGTAAAAGTTTTTGTTCCAGTATTAAATCTAGGATTCGTTGCAATATTTGGATCTGGAATATAGAAACTACCAATACAAGTTGCTCCAAGATCAGAGATAAGTCTTACATTTGTAATTTCTGCTTGAGCCCCGCTTGTTTGTCCAACAAGAATCATTCCGCTTTCAACATATCCACTGTAATCACCCTGCGCCTGTTCAGACAGTGAGAATGTATCAACATTTAAAACAGTAGATGTTGCCGAATAGGTGGATGGCAATACAGTGCCTCCCTGACCTCGTAACTGAGTAATTCCGGGAGTTCCAGTATATGTTTCAACTTCACTCGCACTAACTTGTGACACATATGGATTATTAGTAAAAACTGAAGTTGGTGCGTTGTAAGGACCTTCTTTGTGGTTCGTTTGAGCAACTCTGAAGGTAATCTTTGGACCTGCCTCACCGTTTACTGGTGACAGTCCAGTTCTTCTTACTCTACCAACAACCTTTTCACCAACCTGGAATACACCAGATTGCATGTTAATTTCCATGAGTTTTGGTACACAATATTTTGTTACGTTAACTCCATCAAAGAATGCATAGATTTGAGTTAAAGGCTTAAGTTTCTTAGAAACAAACTGAAGGTTTCTAGAGCGCATGAAGGAAATTACTTCCCTACTCAGAACTTTATCTCCTTGAGATGTTTGATCGAACTGTTCAACGACAGCAGTTCTAACTCCGGTTCTAGATGAAGTACCAGTTTGAATGGTTTCTGCATACTCGTCTTCAAAGTCCGTAACAGTTCTAGTTCCCCAAATATGACCAGGTTGACCAGGACGAGCAATAAATCCAACCCACCTTGGATTTTTAGTTTCAGTTCTTGTTTTCTTATGTGTTTTAACTTCAGTTCCTGTCCAAGTGGTTTCCCAAGAGTTCCATAAAATTGGACCCAATCCAGTTTGAGGATCAATGCCTTGAGTCCTGGACAAATTGGCCATGGTCTCACTATAATTACCTTCAACCTGAGTAATTTTTGCTTCAACTCTAGCAGTATCGACCCAGGTATCTGAAGATGGAGTCAACTCCAAACTTGCTTGCCAGAAACTGACGAGGAAAGGTGTAACACTTTCTGTTCTAGTTGCAAACGATTGTTTTAACCACTCAACTTCAGTGTAGTCTAGAGTAATGATATCCTGCGAACGTCTGACATTGACACCTTCCGGTTGAACAAATCTTGAATCCGCATCTGGATTTACATTTTCAACAGGACCAAGCGTTAAGTCAATAGAGTTTGTGAAGTGTCTTGGTCTCAGTTCTTGGTTTTTAATGTCAACTGAGTTTTTGATATCTCTTCTTTCTTCTTGAAGAGTGAAAGATGTGAAGTTATCAACAAAGAATCCTGATTTAAATTTGTTTAAACCAGCAGAGTCTGGAATGAACAGATTTTCAGTTTTGGTTTCGAGTAAGTTTAGAGATGTGTAATATTCAAGATTTTTAATTCTAGTTTCAAGTTCTCGGATATCTTGCATCCGATATCTCTTATGGTTTAGGAAGTCTAACTGTGCCTGATTAACGTGTAAGAGGTACGCAGGGAGTTCTACAGTAGCGATTTCTAGCGCATCATCAACTGGAACAGGTTTTTCGGGATTTTCTGCAGGTTCTCCATACTGAACTTGGAATTTACCAAATTTTGTACAGAAGATGGAGTCTGTTCTTCCAAGGAAAAATGAATAATCAGTTGTAATGGATTCATCGGAAGCTAAAATATTCGCAGAAGAATTTCCTGATCCATCAAACTTTCTTCCAAAAAACTCAAGAGGTGATCTCGAATTTTCAGTTACAACATATTGTGAAACTTTTGGTCTAATATCAATGATATCAGTATTTCTATAACCATCGACTATTTGAATATCAGTTTTATAATTCATAGTATCATATGAATTCTTAGTCGTGATATCTCCATCATCTGAAGACTCATAGTATCCATTGGAAAAATAGATTTTCAGTCTTCTGGAAGCAGGTTTAAAGTTTCTTTTTCTAGTGATAAATGAGTGGTCAAAGAAAGTCCCTTGCTGATTAGTATCAAAATTATACCCAGCAGTTACAGTTTTACTTGGAGTTTCTAGCGTTGTTACGATTCCTTGAACTCTTGACTCTTCAAACGTAACAGTTTCTCCTTCTTTAAATCCAATTTTGTTCTTCAGAACGTATGTAATTTCAGAATCTGAAAGTCTTTCGCAATAAATTGCAACTGCACCAGTATCATTGCCAATGATTCTTTCTCCAATAATCAAATCAGTTGTTTTCCCAGTTGGACCGTTTAGATTTGATAAGGTTACTTTAGGTGCAGATGGAGTATCATTATCAAATGATTCAAAGATTCCAAGAATTTTTATAGCGTCACCATGATTAAGTGAAATGATTTCATCTTGTACTCTTGTTCCAAATGGATAAATTCCATACGATAGTCCATCATTTAAAGTAGTTGCACCAACACCAGATGCTGCGTTTGTGGATTTATCAACAACAACCGCATTTACTCTGTTGAGTCTCTTTACTTTTGATTTTGGTTTAGTCTTCTTCAAAGTAGCTACTAAAGTAGCACCAGTATCATTTGAACCTAAATTGTTAATTTGGAGAACTGTAGATCCAGCAGTGTATGAAAACTTATCTGGAGTCAGAGCTTCAGTATTGCCATTAGATCTGATTAGAGTATATCTTTCTTCGTCAAAAGGAAGGAAAGTTTCATTAGCTCCTGCAACTAGAGCAGACGATAACTGATTGCCAGAAATATTTACGGTATATGATCTTCTGATGTTGATCGACGCATTTGTCAAATCAACATTAGAAATCAACATTTTAGGCATCGGAGCATATAATGTATTATCCTCAGACTTATTGACGTGAGTCTTGAGAAGTTTTAAATCAGTGACCGAAAGGTTGGATGATCCAGTTGGAAGAGTACCACTTGCAACACCAGTAACTGTTGTAACACCAACAACTTCAATAGAGGTTGATCCAACACTTACAACTTCACCAAACGTTGGTTCTGCAAATCCCAATCCAGTGAATTGAACAATGTCATTCAGTTTTACGATTGTTCCTGGGAAAAGTGTATTTGTGCTTCTGATAATACTTCTTCCAGTAGAGGCATTATATGGAGTAATAGTAGCGATGCCAATATTAATGAACTCTTGCTGGATTGTGTCTGCAGCGAAAGTTTTTGCAAATCCAACATCACCATTTTGGGGTCCACCATAAACTGATTTAACATCGGCAAAACCATGAGATGTTACTGCAGTTGCAACTCTATTATTTTCAACACCATCAAAGATAAATGGCTCATTATTTAAGAACTGACCAGAAGTTTCATATACAGTAAGTGCTGTGCCTGCTGAAACAGAACTTCTTAAGAATCCGGTTGCACCACTATATCTTCCTCTAACAAAAGTTGGAACTGGAAGAGTGATAGGTTCACTCAGCGTGATATTTGTAAATGTCTGAACATCATATAAAGAAAGATCCCACTCATTGATATCTTGATTGCTGAACGAATATGATCCTGATTCTAAAGCAAAGTCATAAACTCTAGCAACACCAATCTCTTTTCCAGGTGCTACGAGACCTGTGGCTCCGACTCTACTATCTCTAAGACTTACAATGTAAGTATTACCCAAACCAACGACTGGACTTCCAAATACTCTGTTAACTCTTAAATTAGATCCAGTTGTATAATTGATTGCTTGACTCTGTAACGTTTTTGACGTTCTTGGTTTTACAACATCAAGATAAGTTGAATTAAGAGTTTCAACCTCATATCCTTTTACAAATGCCTTTCCTGGAGAGACTACGTAGTTAATTAAGTCTTCACTAGCAGGCTCTCCTGAATATGTAAATTGCCCTGCTTCGAATAAACCGTTATTTCCAGTTCTATTATTGAGAGTTTCTTTTAAGGTAACATCAAAAGGAGTTACTGTATAATCACCAGATTCAGCAAATGTTCTTCTTGCTAATTCATCTGCAATAATGCTATATTGAGTATTCTTAATTTGTGATCTTAATTGACCGTCTCTAATGGTTGCGAGCTCGACAAAATTAGAATCGTTAAAATCGTCTAGTGGTTTAGCAAACAGAGAGAGATTAATTTTTAAACGATCTGCACCTGGTGCAGCATAGTTGTTGTATCCTCTAGAATTATCCGTCAGAGTTTCGTCTTCATCTGCATTGATGATCTCTTCTTGAATTCTAAGACCAACTCTAACGCTTGGCGAACTTGAATATTGAGTTAAGACAAGAGTTTCATCTGCAACATTTACAAAAGTTCCACGGACGAAATATACACCATTAACAATCGAAAAAGCAGATCCAGTTGAGGATGCATTTTCAGAAATCAAAGATGCAAATGCTTCGCCAGAAGGAATAAAAGGATTGTTTAGTGGTCCACTTATAATATCTCCATCACATGTTAAAGATTCACCATCAGTGAATTGCTTCTGATCATCATTGATTCCAGTAGTAAGGTATGAAATATAGAGAGTCAGATTTCCCCTTTCTGAATCTTCAGGTAAAAGAATCTTATCAACAATTGCAGTTACACCAGATACCAGACCAATAATTCTTCTGCCAACAAGTTGGTCTGCATAATGTGATACAGGAACACCCAGGTGAGTGTTGTTAAGTTCAATTCCAGGGTATTCTTGGGTATATGCTGTGTTACCAGGAATTACCTTAGCACCTTCTTTGAAGAAGTGTTGACCAAACTTTTCAATTTGGTTCTGCAAAATTGACTGCAGACCAGTTAATTCTCTTGCCTGAACCGGATAACCTGGCTTGAAAAGAACTCTGTAGTAATTATCATTCGGATCAAAATCGTCAAAGTATGGGGAAACATTGAGATTTGTAAGTTGAGCCATAGTTAGTTAGAACTGCAATATAACTTTGATGTCTTCTCTTTGACTGGAAGATCTTTTGATAGCTGGTCTGTTGTCAACGTAAATAATGTTTCCAGAGTATTTTTTAACCTCTGGATTCGATACTCCATTAGTAAAGTTTTGACCAAGATAATATGTCTTATTATTTATTGAGGTAGTGAAGCCACTAAAATTGGTGCTGATTGACAGATTATTTGTTCCACCAACGATTGATAAACTACCACCAGATGCTGGTGAAGCAGTAAAGCGCGTCAAATTGAATCCATAGGTTGGATTGGTCTGAGCAGTCCCTACGGTGTTAAATCCTGCAAGAGTTCTATCTTGCCAATATTTCAAAACACCCGTGGTTTGATCATAACTTACAACTTTACCTACAGCAGTAACACCAGTTCCTGTAGTTTGAGTTATCAGAGAATCTGCGGTAAATTTAGTCGAACTATAACCAACACCAGTTAAACGAAGTGCATAGACTGCGCTTGCTTTTTCTGAAATCAGTTTTTGTGAAGAACCAAAAATAAGTGGATTTTCAACTAAACCAATTCTTGCAATTTCGTTACCTGTGATG